CCAATGTGTCAGGTACTTTAATGAGATCGGCACTGCTTTACCAACTGACCCTGGAACTGGAAAGCAGACACTGTCGCAGGTAGCACTATCGGAGTTTGACAGCGATGACGAAACACTCAACTTGCTCAGAAGAAGAACAAAGCTTGAAACCGCGCTCGGGCATGTTGACAAGATTATTGACAACATCAATCCTGTTTCTAACCGTATGCACAGCGGTTATAACTCATACGGAGCCAACAGCGGACGGTTTACTTCCAGTGGATCTAAAAGAGTTACAGGAAAGAAAAAGAAAGAAATCTGGGGAATCAATATTCAACAGGTGCCCAGAGATAAAGAGTTTAGAGAGTGTTTTATCCCCTCTGAGGGCTTCAGGTTTCTTATCGCTGATTACTCTCAAATCGAACTCAGGCTTGCAGCAGAGCTGGTAAACATCCCTCAAATGATCCAAGCCTTCAACGAAGGACTAGATCTTCACTCATTAACAGCGAGTCTTATTTACCACGTCGATATCGATAAAGTCGAGAAAAGTCAGAGGCAAATGGGTAAAACCCTTAATTTTGCTCTGCTATATGGTATGGGCTTTAGAAAGTACAAGACATACAGTGCTACATCAGGAAATATAATAACTCTTTCCGAGGCTAAGACTGCTCACGCTGGATTTCACAGGGCTTATCCGCGTTTACGAGAGTGGCATAGAGAAAGAAGTGCGATGGTGGAAGACGGGTGGACCTATGTACGAACGCCGATTGGCAGACGTCGATTGCTAAGTTACGACGATGCAACGATGTCGGCGTGTGCGAACACACTGATTCAAGGTGCAGGTGCCGACATTCTGAAAATTGCTATAGCCAAGTTAGGTGAGCATATATCAGATGAGTTCAGGCCGATCGCCACGGTGCATGACGAACTTATCTTCGAAGCTGTTGAGGTTAAAGCAGACCACTATAAGAATGTCCTTGAGACCTGCATGAAAGAAGCAGCGGAAACCGTACTGAAAAAAGTGCCGGTAAAATGCGATGCTGGTATCGCTGAAAGCTGGGCTGAGAAGTAATGTTCACCGCATGGTTCCCCTCTACGGAGGGAAAAGACATATTTACCGCAAGAACAGACAGCGGCTATGTGGGTTGTATACGTACAAATGAATGTCTTGTTATGACTGTCGACTTCTTCGAGAAACCTTTAGCAGCAGCTAACGCTGCAAGAAAACTGAAAAAGCAGATCAACACCAATTTTTCGCTGACAACTGTGCAACAAGAAACTAAAAAACAAATAAAATTTAAGCAAAAAGCTAAAACACCGTTAAAGTTAACAGGCAGGCTTTATACAACGGAACAAACAGAAGCTATGCCTCTCTTGAGATTCCAAGAGATTTGGGTCATCACGCACGGTGATGAGTTCGTTTCTGATTGTCTTAACGTTGAAAAAAAACGTTTAGTTTCTTTTACAAAAAACAGAGAAAAAGCTAAGCGTTTTAAAGATCACGAAGACGCAAAAAGAGTAATGAGGACACTCAAAAGTGTTGTCGGACCCGGATTTGACTTACTTAGATATTTTATTCGCGTAGACTAAACGAGACGAATATATTTGATTGATGGCCGCACGATACGCAGGAGACTACTTCGGTCTTAGCATAAGCGACTTAAGCGACTCAGACAGCTCAAAGCTAATGAGTTATTTTCCTGCGTTACGTAGTACATATAGTAATAAAAAACAAGAAAACAGTGGTCCAGTTCTGTTTGGCGGTGTGTCAGGCGTAAAGCCTTTCGGTGGATTTAAACCTAACTTAGGGTCGTCTGCCCCTAAAAAAATCAATGAAAAAATGCAGACGGGTGTATTCGGGGGTTCTAAACCAGGTGAGTTTTAAGTATATTAAGTTATAGGCAAAGTTACTTTTTAAGATGACTACCTCGCGTCGTTATACTGCTCCTGTAATCGATCAGTTTAGGCAGGCTGGTTCTCGACTCGGTTTGGATTTAGCCGGTTTATTTGAGGAAAGTGACGACGGTCAACTTGGCTTAGGTGGGTTTGTGCCCCAAATGCGTACAACCAGTACATCACGTGGGCGTGGATATGGCTTAACGATGAAACCGCAACAAAGGGATCCTGTGACCACGGAGTTCGTTCTTACTCCGGACAAGGGTGCATCAATGTCACTTCCAACTCAACAAGAACCAACAAAAGAACCAACAAAAGAACCTGAGAAGCCTAAGTATCCCGATTTAACTGAATTAGCAGCCAAGTACGGTCAAAGTTCACTCTTTGGTGCGATGGATTACGCCAAAGCAAAAGAAGAAGGGTACTCAGATGAAGATATTCTTGGATATTTAAGAACAAATCCGCAGATGTTGCACGATATAAACAAGCCAGGTGAGATGAGCGGTTTGTTTGAACAGATTAATCGGGGTGCCGTTGATACGTCTAAAGCAGTGCCTCGCGATTGGGCGCTGGCGAACTTAAACTTCCAGCCGACTGAAAGGGGTGGTTTTTCTCAAAATCAGGCATACAGACCTGCGCAAACATATGAAAATGCTCCTGAAATCTCCACAACTTTTGGTCAAAGCAGTGAGTACTTTGGTGGTGAAGATTTGACTGCCGCTCGACAGTCTGGATATAGCGATGCTGATATTAAATCATTCTTAGAAAAGAATCTTGATCTTGTTCGCGGTCCTAATGTGCCTGGCGGTGAAAGCGAGATCGGTCAGCTTTTGAAAGATTTACAGGCCATCGCTCCACAACCAGTTAGCACTCCAAGTCAACCCAGTCAATCTGGTGGAGATTCGTCAATGGCATTACCCACAAGTTCAAAAGGGACTACTATTGGATTCTCAGCAACAGGCTCAACGGCAGGATCAGATGAATACTTCGGCGGAGCAGATATCCGACAAGCCCTAAGCGAGGGAGCTACATTCGAAGATATACAAGAAGCTACTAAGAGGTATTCAGAATTAGGTAAAACTCGTGGAGGCATGGCACCAGGCGGTGAGTTCTATGAAAAGATTATGCGCGGCGATTTTAGCTTCGCTCAATGATCGAAAGCTACAACTTAGTAGTCTTCAAATCAAATAACAAAACAAAGCTAAGCGTTTGCGCACACGACGCTGCCCACGCGCAGGCGCAAGCTTTGGATATTGCTAGAAGTTTAGAAGTAGATAAATTTGAGCTTGCTTACGGTGTAAATAAATTAAACAAATTAAGTGATCTATATAGAAGACTCGCATATAGCGACTTTAAACACCAGGAATGTTTCGAATGGGAAGGTCCTGTAACTAATCAGGTGCCTTCTGTATATGCAGTTGGTAAACGATTTTATGTACGTCCATTAATACAAGGTTATCTAGATTTAGATAAAGACAAGATAGTAAAAAATACTTGCAAGAATCCTAGGTGCATTAACCCATATCATAATCATTATTTAAACAACAAAAACTCAAAACTCAGTGGCGGCGACGTTCAAATGGCGTTAGCATTCCGAAGCCAAGGCGCGAGCGTTCAGCAAATCGCCAAAGCACTCAACGTCCATCGAACAACGATCTACCGGACTCTGAAAAATGAATGTGTTCCTATTGGGGATCAGGATCACTGACGAAGCGATCACTGAAGACGGTAAAGTCAACGTTATCGCGGAGTCTCTTCCTGCGTCTAACAAGAGAATCGCTACAAAAGTCCAGCTAATACAAAAAGCTGATCACTATGTCGGGAAACTCCTGAGCGATCTAAAGCAAAAAGATGAGGTTCTGGCGATCGGTCCAACGAAAGCCACGCCGGACGGTGTGATTCAGATGCAGCCAATGCTTGTCGTCACTCGCGACAACTTCTCTGACATCCTCGCCGTCAATACTTTCATGGCTTGCGGCGGTCTTGGACCTAAGCAAGAAGAGAATGAAGTTGGCGACTCAACAGTTACCAATCGCTCTATTGCTTGGCAAGCTCCAGACGACAAAGAAACGAACTGGTTCAAACTCACAGCCTGGAACGAAAACTCTAAACAGCTTTCTGAGCTTCCTAACGGCACCCCCACGATTGCCGTGGGTCGCGTAAGCACAAGCGAAAAAGACGAAAAGCAGTATTTGAATTACTCAGTAGATCAAATTCTGTATTTACCAAAGGGCACGAAGTCCGCGCCCAAAAAAGCAGCAGACCCTGAAAAAGGCCAAGTCTCTGCGGCGGCTCTCGGTTCAATTAACTTCTCTCTGTGATCAATCATGGTCTTTATTGCAGGTCAATTTGCGGCTGATGAAATTCTTTGTCAGGTCCCGCCCCACACTCTCCGCATCGATCTTCAACAGCGTCGTTGGAAATCCGAT